CCCCAAAGATTCCATACAATTCTCCCATTAGATGGATAACCATCATCACCAGGATTTGCCCCTTCAGCTTTAAGATCAACAGCATGTCTAGGAAAGTATCTAGCTACTTTTCTAACAAATTCTGGAGAAACAGATCCGCCGCGGGCAAGCCTTCTAGCCGACCCCATACCAACACTTGTTCCACCACGACCATGCTCACGCCTCTGCCGCAGACCTACTTCTGCCATCTTACGAACAGACTCAGGAATAGTTAAATCGATATCATTACAATCGATCTTAAGAATATAATCAAGATGATCTGACTGATCAAACTTTACAATATCAATAACGGCCGCAGGATTAGCTGGATTGTCTACCAAACTCAACTCTCCAAGCTCGTATTTCTTGATAATAGAAACAGGCTTACCGCGGAACATCTTTGTCGTATCTTCTTCCTTTTGAAGAATCCGACCACCAACAGAAAATGATCTCAATGTACCATCAAGAACTTTTTCCCAAGTATCTTGAGCACCTTTTGAGACATAAGCCTCAACTTGCATTGCATTGTATTCAACACCATCATCGCCTTTTATTTTAATTGGCTTATAGCTAATAGCTTTGCCAACAGCGATTGGTGCGTGCATCTCGCGGATATTGCCAGTCCAGTTTTTGAAAGCTTCAACAGAAGCCTCAAAGTCAATCAAATCTCCAGCTTTATCAACATTGTCAGCAGTTGCAATGCCAACAACAATACGTTGCTCCTTCTTGATCATATCAATCGGGAAGCTAAGATTTAAATCTTCCATAGTGAATATAGGATACCACAAATATTGTTTAAAAAGTAAAATTTATCTATCTAAACTAGATTAAGCTGTGGCCAGCACATCAATAACGACATGGCATGATTTGTGGGTATAAACATTAATTGATCCATCACTCATAACCGGAACCCAGACACCATTAGCAATGGTCACACCTTTAGTGTAGTTCATATGTGAAGAGTCGGGACGATTACCATCCCCCCATGCAGTCAGGTAACCAGATCCATCTGGATTAACGGCAACAATATTAATAAAGGCAGCTTTCGCATTCGCCACTTTAATCTTTCTAGTCTCACCAGCTTTATGCACAGAGCCGCTTCTTGAATCATAAGCTCTATGCGGTTTATTTACTATCATTTCTAAGTCTTCTCCTTTTGGTATTAGCATTCCATGTTGTATATATACTTCACTACCTGGAATTGGATAATTAGAGACTGGATCGGGGCACCCAGCCCTCATCCAGCCCAGATGTCCGTCGATCTCAATCGGCTGCATATGCCAACTTTCAGTTGAAACATTTGCATGAACACCATACTTTTTTGACCAATCTGAATACTGAACAGGAACTTCTGACCACTTAGGAGCACGATGCACCTTCCCAGGATTTCTCACAACAAGATCGACAGCAGAAAATTTAATCAATCCGGAAGCAAACTTTTGATATTGATGAAAACTTTTACCTTCAGGGGCAAAGCCTGGCTTATCTGGTTGAGCACCAGTATCTCTCCAAGATCCGCCAATGCCAACATTTCCATTTTGATCAACAAGCCATTTCTTTAAACGTCTTGCAAATTCTGGATGCATCTTGTCAAGATGATGCTCAGCAAAAAGCTCGTCTATAGTAACAAGACGAGATCCATATCTTGTCGGGTATAAAACTCCACTCATAAATATATTATACACTATTCCTTAAATAGATCAACATTAAAGAACTTTAACATCACCAAGATACGCTGCGGAAACAGCCAAGTCTCCCAAATAAGCTTTTGTAACAGTAAGATCTCCAAGTGCTATATTGGAATCTCCTAGAAAATTTAAAGTTTGAGGAAGACTAATATAGCTGGCTGGGCTACCATTACCATTACCTGTCGTTGTGTCGTCGTTGCCACCCCAGAGCAGGGTGTTCTGATACGACTGCGCCTTCACTTGCGCGGACGTGTACCACACCTCCAGCACCAGCCGGTCGCTTGCTTGCAGCGTGAACGACCCGAGGCTTGCCGTGAACGATTCAACGCTGGTCGTTGTCGTCCACTCGGACCCCAACTGTTGAGCGGCGTCGAAGATGTACGAGGCGACCGCACCCGACCGCCAGATGTAGAGCGACGCTGCCGTGTAAGCGTCGGCGCGGGAGTTGCTCTGCTGGTTGCCGACGAACATCGTCCACGTCTGCGCTGAAACGGTCTGCGCTGCAAGCGGCTCAGACACCCAGACGGCGAACAGGCCGGACTGGCGGGCGGTTTGCGCCGCCGTCACCCGAACGAGGCTGTTGAATGACGACGTCGGGTTGATCGTCTCGGAGAGCGACCCGTACACAGTCGCCCGAGACGTCAACTGGTTCCCGGTTACATCAGTACCCCACGGCAACGCAATCGATTGCGTCGTATTGCCAGGCCCGTCGTCGGGCGTGATCGACCGCCAGTAGAACGTAGTCACGGCAGCCACTCACCAGCGAGAAGGCATCCCTGCGCCGGGTTCGGCAGGCCGTCGGGCGTCAGTGGAATGTCACGCCGCTGATCGTAGCCCTCTTCGATGCACGCGCCCGGTTGGCCGGGTTCGTCGTACCAGCGAACGGTGCGTGTCCACTCGTCGCTCGTCCCATCCAGATAGATGCGAAGGTTGGTGAACGTGACGGGTTCGCCGTCAATCGCAGCGGGCGGCATCTCGCACGCCCCGCAGGCGTTGCAGGTGCCCGTGATACGCCACCGAAGCCCGTCAGTGTTCTCATACTCCCACACATCATCATATTGCGCAGTTACCCACGTTGTCGGATCTTCTGTTGGTGTAGTCATAGCTTAGCTCGTAATCAAGTATAGCCGCCCAGCGGGGCGACCCGATCCCAACGCATCATAAGATGCTTGACTTATTTCAACAATATCATCAACATCGGAACTTGTGATAGCAGCATCAATTATGGCACCGTCAGCAGCAATGTCGCGACCGTCAACCGTGCCCGTAACAGTGATGTTTCCGTTAATCTCAGCATTGCCAACAACATCAAGCTTTGCCGATGGACTAGTTGTCCCAATACCGACATTTCCACCAGCTTCCAATGCCAATCTGGCAGCAATACCGGTTTCGACAAAGTGAAAGTGTTTACCAGCAGCGCTTGGTAGAGACTCGTAGTGCCAAGATGAAATACCATTCTCTCCAAAGTATTGAATCGCGTAACCGCCAGATGGAGCGTCAATCATGGCAGCTGCATTACCTGAAGAAGACGAAACTTCAAAGTTGGCCGTACCGTAAACAGAAGAGGCGTTGATAGCTACCTTATTGTTGACGGAATCTACAAACAAAGTATTTGTATCAACTGTAAGACTCCCAGAAACGTTTAGAGAAGTGGCGGTTCTAGTCCCATCAACCAAAAGGTATTGGGTATGATCATCATCTGAAAGACCAGATAAAGAACCATGATCAACACTTGCCGCGCTCCAAGCCGTCCCATTCCATACCCACGTTTTGCCGCTGGATGTGAAAACATCATTCAAAGACGGAGAATCTGGAAAATTAACTGCCATTCTGTACCTCCTCCCAAGCTAGAACTTCATCAATAAGTTCTTGCTGAGACACCCCGGTTAAATTAGCTGCATCTTCTAAAGACCACAAACCCAAAGCAGCATTCAAAGCTCCAATTAAAGGAAGCCCAGATAAAGGGATATGAGGGACATCAACAACCTCTGAAGACAGCAAATTACCCTCAGAATCCCAAACTTCATTAACGTCTTGTCTCATTAGTAAACCATCCTAGTGAAATATAAGAAAGGAGCGCTACTAGTACCAGATACCGAAGGAGAAGGCGAAGCAGGGTCTTCAGCAGTACCATACGTCTTACTAGATTTATATTCGTAATAATATTGTACATCAGGACCAGTCCACGCACCAGAAATAGGAAACCCTCTCCAAGTATATAGTAGTGGCCTTGACGCAGAGCCATCACCATGGACACGCATAAAGTAGTAGCCTGGAGAAAGAGTCTGAGAAATAGAAATACTCTTACTCCCAGTAGAGTCACAAGCTACTTCCCCAGCATCTAATACAAGATCACCAGGCACCCAATCTGCGTCAGACTCGTAAATCGACAACCGGAGTTTTGCTCCAGACGTACCTGAAGCGGTCTGAACATACAGCCTTATAGACGAAACTGTTATTTCTTCACCAACTATAAACGGTTGATAGTATGCAGTGTTTGCTGCAATACTTTGATTGCTTGCTTCTTGAGTAAGAAAAACCCCAGGGATAGAATAGCCACCACTAAGATTTGCCGTAAGATAGCTAACAGCACCGCCTCCAGCTCCTGCAACAACTTCTACCCACTGGCTAGACGAACCATCATTATAGTATATGTACATCACCTGCGTTGATGAGTCGTACCATAAATCTCCAGAGGATGGGGACGATGGCGCTGTGTCTGAAACAGACACTGAAGACCCGCCTCCAGAAGAGAATTCCACAACAGCCCCACCGCCATTCTTATAGAAAAGCTTACCGTCAGCATAATTAATAGCAAGCTCACCAAATTCAAGCGACGAAGGGACATTAGAAGCAGTACCTGAATTTTTGATCTTAATAGTGTTGGCCACTTAAACTCTCCTTAGAAAGTACCGCCATCAAAAGTTACACCATCAATGCTACCACCAGTAATGCTCACATTATTGGAATTCTGAGTAGAAATGCTTCCAAGACCTAGAGTTGTTCTAGCTGTACCGGCATCAGCATCATCAACCAGTGTGCGACCAAATGCTGTAAACGTTGCTAATCCAGCAGTACCGCTTCCAGTAAAATAAGGCAAACGATCAGCTGCAGATGTCAAACCAGCTATAGCTGCAAGTTCGACATCGTAAGCCTGCACGTTTGTACCAATAGCCAAACCAAGATTGGTTCTGGCTGCGGATGCAGTGGTTGCCCCAGTACCGCCGTATGCGATACCCACCGCTGTACCCTGCCAGACACCAGTTCCAATAGTTCCCAGAGTTGTTAAAGAAGATGTAACAACACTAGAATTCAATGTCGTCCCAGTCAATGTACCAGCAGCAGCCGTAACTGTTATATCCGCAGAGCCATCAAACGATACCCCGTTAATGTTTCTTGCTGTTTCAAGAGTCGTGGCTGTTGATGCATTGCCAGTGACATTGCCCTCAAGGTTCGCGACAAGAGAAGCAACTGAGTAACCAGTGCCAGCAGTATTGACAGTTGTATCAGGAGCGGATTGCAAATCCTTGAATAGTCTGAACTTGCCATCTGAGGCATCCCTAAATAGCCCGGCGTAAAGATCTTGACTTCCAGACGTATCATATAAGCCATAGAAACCAATATCTACAGAATCACTTGTACCATTTCCACTTGCAAGAATTATTAGTGGATCTTCAACAGATAGAGTTGATGTATTAACAGTAGTTGTGTCACCATTGACAGTCAAATTTCCACCAACAGTAAGATTAGATGCGATAGTGACACTGTCAGGAAGCCCAACTGTCACAGCGCCATTGGAGGCAGAAACTTGAACTTCATTAGTTGTTCCGGTTAAAGATGTAACAGTGTTAGTACCAAGATCACTTACTTGACTTGATGTGATTGAAATATCCACATTTGATGCCGCAGTAAGGCGACCATAAGAGTCAACAGTGAATTGACCAACAGAATTTGCATCACCATAAGTTGCTCCTGTCACACCAGTAGTAGTCAGAGCAAGATCAATAGCCCCATCGCCAGCGTCATCGTAAGAAGCAGAAATACCAGTATGAACGCCATTAGTTGCAATCTGAGCACCAGCAACATCTTGCACAGCCTCTGTGAAGTCAGATACAGCAGTGGAAGCAATAGAGATGGAGGCAGATCCAGCAGCAGTCAAACGTCCTTGCTGATCGACTGTAAAGGTCGCAACGGAGGAAGACGACCCATAACTAGCCGGACTCACAGCTGTATCATCAAGATCAATAGATATTTGATTACTAGAAACAGTTGTTGTTATGCCAGTATCTCCAGCAAATGTAAGAGTATCTGTCCCGACAACAACACCGTCAGGACTTCCGCTGTCTGCAGCAACAGTAAGAGTGCCACCCACACCACCAATGGCAGCATCAACATACGCAGTAGTAGCGACGCTAGTTGAATTATCATTAGCGCTTTTAGTTGAAGCGGTAGCAGAAGATCCTAGAGCGACTGTTCCAGAAAAAGTCTTTCCACCAGAAATAGTCTGAGTTCCAGAAAGGTTTACAAAAGCGCCAGGGCCACCAATTGAGATAATGGTATTAGCATCACCATTTACATCGGCACCAGTACCATAATACAAGACCTCATCGACTTCGTTAAATGCTAGCTCAGCATTCTTAAGCGTACTAGGGGCACCTGCTAGCCCAGTAGCTCTTCTTTTGATTCTAATTGTATTAGACATTTAAAAATTTCCTCCATTTAAAAACATCCCAGTTGATGGATGTCTATGATCCGATCTAGAAGCTAATAGGCTTGTTCCAGACGATCCTGTATTTGATAACTCAAGCGGTAGCTCATTAGAAAATGAAATACCAGCTCCAATATTTAAAGTAGCAGCAACTGCTTGCAGCACTGTTGCTTCAGCATTAAAAAATGAAACAGCAGTAGATTCTGCTGGCGTTATTGAAACAGCTGTTGTTTCAAGATTCGAAATTGATACAGATGAAACCTCATACCCAGTAAAAGAAATACTTGTTGACTCGTTCTCTCTTATAAAAACAGAACTTGCATCACCAGAGGATATTGATAAAGTTGTACTATCAGATCCACCTATTGAGAGATTAGTGGAGTCAAATTCAGTTATTCTAACAGTAGTTAAATCAGCGCTCACCTGGTTACCTCTGGTGTTACTGTCACAGAACCTGACAGGATTGTCAAAATAACCGACCCATTTGTTTCCTGAAGATCATAAACATAAACGCCTCCAGGGATATTGGCTGTCTGAGCTGGTGAAAGACTAAACCTCATCTGTCCATCGGGGCCAGAAACGACTTCTGTTGTAAAATTCGCAACAACATTTGAGTCACCGGCATAAAGACGGATTTGCCCAGAATAAGACCTGCCACTGATATCAATAGCCGCATTGCTTGAATTAGCTATTGTAACATCATGGATATATGTATCACCTTGATAAATTGATATATTTCTTTCAGCAGCCATTTAAACCTCTTATAATAATGTCATCCAACAGCAAAAACGCCAATACTTGCGCCCGCAGTTAAGACTTCAATAGTGTTATAGTCACCATAAACTTCTAAATAGTTATGCACATGACCTTGAGAGTCCGGCAAAACTACTGAATGTTTTCCATTCAGCTTAACTTCAACCCAATTATTCGCATCACGATTAACTAAATAAATAGCATAAGTGTGATGATTAATTGTCTGAACACCGTCAGTGTCAGATAGATTTACATTTGAATAGACAATATGTCCTTCACTCATTATTCGTTTCCTCCATTGTCTTGATTTTGCCCTCGCTCAGCCTGATCGCCGCTTGTGCGAGGATCAGAAGAACCGGATGGCGTATCAGAATATGCCCTTCTTGGAACATCAGCTATATTGTTGGTATTTCCTTCAGGAGCACCTGGGCCTTTAGAAGCCCCTTGTTCTCTTTTTATCTTTGTTGGGTATGGCAAAGGCTCATCACCATCAATACGCTCAGGCATACCCAACTCATTACGAACTTCATTAGGTGTAATTACTTCAGTACGAAGATATCTATCATGAATTCTTGATTGAATATCTTCATCAACAAGATCAATACGATTAAATTTGATTGTTACAAGATCAGTAAATTCAGAAATTAATCTATTTAGTTTCTTTTCGATAACTGACTGATCTGGGCCGATAACTTGAGTTTTAAAAGTTTTATCGGCGTCCCTAGAAACAGCAAGGTTTGCATTATCATAAACACCCACTTTTGGTGCTGGAACACGGTTAGCTACAAGAATCTCATCCCTGTTTGATTTACGATACTTATCAAAAGAAGCGTCCTGGATGCCAGCCTCAAGTTTTTCAAATTTGATATCCGTGTCTCCACCCAGAGAAGCTGGAAGCGGAACAATCAACGTACCGTGATTTCTACCCTTGACCTCCTGACGGAAGTAGTTGACCAGCTCCTGCTTAGACCTGGCACTGAGCTTCGCTCCTTTAATAATAATTGCATATCTTGGAATAGCTTTATTTTCGAAATAATCAATATTGTATTCTTTTGCAAACTTATCTCCGACAATTGCCGCAGCCGCAGAAACGCTTGATGGGATTCCATAATATGTACTATTTGGTGAATAAGTCTTAAAATGGATTATTTCGTTTGGAGAAGGATCTGAATTAATAGGATCATCAGTCTCTAAATCTTGAAAGTTCCTAAAAAAAACTGCCTGAATTTTATTACTCTTTGCGATTTGCACATATCCATCCCTTTTTCTACGAACTCTCATCAAAGTGGATGGAACATGTCCTATATAGCCAATCTCTCCAGAATTAGTTCTACCAATTTCAATATAGCCATTACCAGTGGTTAAAACATCAAGCCATACTTTTGTTATAGTCTCAATAAAAGTCTCTTCTTCATTGAAGTTTTCAAATTTCTCTTCTAACGCTTGACGTACATCTTGAATATTTTTTCTTACCCGACTCAGCCTCTCTGAATCTCCCTGTGCCTTTTCAAGACGCCTCTTAGACTTCAAAGTCTCAGGGAAAGAATAACCAAGGCCAACAGTATTCATAACTCTAGCATTAATAGCAGCATTATGAATTGCACTTGAATCATAAAGCTCAGCAAGAGTTATTAAATCATATGGAGGCGAAACAATATCGTAAAGAGAATACCCATCCAGATTCTCTGGATCAATATACTTAGATTCAGCTCCATCAACCCCCTCATACCTCTTAGAGAGCCGCGAGGCTTTTCTTTTCATCTTGGCTGAAAGAGATGAAAACTTAACACTCTTAAATGGATCAGTTTTTTCAATTTTTGTAATGGACTGATAATAATCTACATCGTCAAGAATTAATTCTTCGACATCAGACTCATCAACATGACTTACTTGCCCTCTCATCACTTTCTCCTATTAAGTTCTTTACGAACCGCTTCTTCAATAACATCCTCATAAGGATCTGGATTTAAACCTTCATTAAGGCGCTCAACTTGATCATCTCGCTCTGAGGCTGAAACCTTTCTAGCCCCTCCGACCCATGTTGTGTACCCCTCATCACTACCTGTCCAATACTTAGCAGCTTGAGCAACTTGCTTTTCAACATTCTTATCTCCAACTAAACCTTCGGCGCAAAGAACCCCGTCGCCATCAGATAATGGCTTTCCGTTTGGCATGATCCAAATACAGACACCAAAAGTCCTTTCAGGAACATATAGTTGCTTATTCTTCACGTAATTATCAATCATCCAAGATATACTACATTACTTTTGTCCAAAAAGCACATAGAAATGAGAAAAACCGCACCAAATAGGTGCGGTTTTCTCGTTGATCTTTAATCTAGGTATTCGGTATATTGTACTTTTGATAAAAGATTTCCACATCTTCGCCGCAAGTGGGGCAAGTTTGCGTATATCCAATAGTGTACTTTGAAATAATTGGGAACTCTTCACAGCATTTAGATATGACAAGGGAGTATTTATTTATATTAGAGTTTACCGAATCGGACATGCTCCACCTTCACATTCCAAATCTTCAATTGAGTACTCATTAATTTGATCAATAAAAGCAACCTCTTTAATCTTTGATTTCATCTTATCGTATTCAAACTTATCAATCTCTTCATATGGAGCAAGCGCAAAACCGTGATCGCTATGAAGCAAAAACGAAACAGACTTGACTTTGTTTTTATAGTTCTTTTTCATCCATTCCTGAATTTTAGGAAGCTCCTCTTTACGATAATAAACAGTTACAGAAACATTATTGTCAGCCCAAACAGACTGAGCTTTCACAACCCACTCAAGCTGCTCAATGGCAGTCATGTTCTTTGCAAGAACGGCATTTTCAGGAGTTTCGCATGGAAACGAAACCACGCAAATTGTGTGATTTTCCTTACCATCTAGGCCTATATCATACTGGACATCGAATCCGCGGTCCCGGCAATAATTAACAAGAGGATCATTGCTTCCCATTCGAACTCTGCGAATATAATACTGAGAATACGCTGGATGGATTCCAGGAGTAACCCCAGCAAGCAAACTCAAAGTACCTGAAGGTTTTACAGTTGTCAACTTGATAGACGAATTAACACCAATTTCTTTCGACCACTCAATATCAAACTTGCGAAGGTCTTCATAGCAATCAGAAACCCACGATAACTGATCTTCAGTACACTGAAGCCAGCCAGTAATACCCTGACCAAGACGGCGATTGCGAGAAATTACATCTTGAGACTTTTTATAAGGATAGCTGAGAGTAGTAATTGCCTTTTGAGTCTTGTAAAGCAATCTACTAATATCAATCAACTCCTCCTTGCTTTGAATATTTGGAAGAAAGATTTCAGCAAGATTGCAAGGTTCTCCATCTTCAAGCCCAATTTCACCACAAGGGTTTGTTCCAATAACTTTGCTATCATTAACGCGCTCCCCAAGACGGCCGGTCTTGCGAATAAGTTCACGGTTAATCAGACCATATGGTTCACCGGTTCCATCATAGCCCTTCCAGAACTCATCAATAATTTCATCATAAGAATCAGCAAAGATAGAGTTGTTTGAATTACCACGCCATGATGGAATATCACCCTTACCCCAGTTCTTCGCTCGCAGATACAAAAAATCATCAGGATCACCAATAGCAATCTGGGCCGAACGACGAGCAGACCCGGCAACAACAATTTTGCCAATAATATTGCAGATATCAAGAGCATCAACGGAGCGAATCTTTTTGCCAGAACGAGCATCAAGGATTTTGCAAATGTCAGCAATGCCTTCAATCAAAATCTCAGGACCGGACGCTGTTCCACCGAAAGTCTTGAGAGGTGCGCCGTAACCACGAATCAAAATAGTGCTATAAGTAAACGACTCTCCAGTATAAAAATAGCTTTCAAGCACCTTTCCAAGTAGAGCAGACCACCCCTGACGGCTATCTGGAACAATAAAATCTGCATCATTAGCCCTTAGATGCTTGATGCTATCAATAGACTTAACTTTTGGAAAATCATGGACTACCGCTCTTTCAACAGAGAAACCGACACCACCACCAACCATTAGATGGTCCATCAAAAACTTAAAATCTTCGACTTTAGAGATTGTTGTCATCCAGCAGTTGACAAGAGAAACGCCACTCATCTGCTTGACAAGTGGCGTTCCTAACTGCCAAAGTGCGCGACCGGCAAAAATACCCTTTAAATTAAAGATATAATCAAAAAGTCTTTCTGCTTCGTCCTTTGTATAGTTAGCACCAATTTCTTGTGCTCCATTAATAGCCCTAGCAATTGTTTCAAACCAATACTCTTTTCGACCTAGCGATTCAATGTCTCTTGCATAAGTCCTTCGATAAACGATTTCACCCATCCCGTTAAAGCCCCACGGCGGTGTCTTATCAACATACTTTGATACAAATTCTGGTGTTATAATATTTTCCACTCTGCCTCCTAAAAATAATAGACTTCAATCATAACAGTATCAAAAACTTTCAACACTAAAAATTGACTAGGATAATTATTGACTATTAGTAAAAACTAGAAGCCGACAAAATCTTGATACCGATCATAGATCTTAGCAGCGGAATCCGTCCATCTCCACGAATCGTGAATGATTTTTGCGGACTGGATCGTTTTTCTTTTTGCCGCATCATAATCATCTACCACCTGACGCATAAGTTCAAGGAGATGATCATAGCTTGGGTAAGCCCACAGGCCGGTATCTACCCCATAATATTCAGATTGCTCTTTTGCTTCCGCCATCTCAGCATTTAATGCAAATGACATTTCAGCAAAATCTGCTGTACCTGTTGCATTAGTCACAATAGTTGGCATACCTGTAGCTATAGCTTCAAAGGGTATCATACCAAACCCTTCACCTTTAGTCGGATAAATCATACAATGTGATTTATGATAAAGTTCAATAAGATCTTGAGTATTTAAAGAATGTTCTAAACATACAATCTGTGGATGCTTACTGGCATCTACAAGTTCATTATTCATTCTTACTTTTGCATTGCTCTTATTATTATATTTTAGAATAAGTCTATAATCTTTATTGCCATCGAATAAATCCAAGAATGCATCAACAACCATCTGAGAATTCTTTCTAAGAGACTCACCACCAACATGCAAAAAATTAAACTTGTCTGTAATTTCTCTATCTAGAATAGTAAACTCTGGAGACGCACCATGATGAATAACGTGAATGTTATTGTTCACGTTGTAGTTAGAAAACACATCTTTTACGAAGTTAGATGTAGTCCATATTTCATCACATAAAGACATATTATATAGCCAGCTACTAGGCACAACAGTACTTTCCCACGGTGTGTAGCCAACTACATAGTCATTATTATGCTGATAGTACACGGGCTGGCAGAAATTAATATGATATGGAATTTCCGGTTTATTGTAATAAACCGCGACGTGCATTGCATTTAGTTCTTTTATGTTTGCTATTGCAGCATTCTGATATCCAGGCGAATACCACTGCTCGCCTGATAAATCGTTTGATTGAGGAGTAAACCAGCTTATTTTTTTCATTGGTTACCTGTTAGCGAATCTGTAGAAATTAATTCTACACCGCGACTAACAAGCGCAAGAGCATCAGATTCAGATATTTCGCATGTGACACCTCTTTCGCTAAATAGGCATCTTGATGCAGCAAAATATGTGTCATCAACTTGGACGACAGTAATGAATGAAGGATCTACTATTGCTGCTCCGCTGTAGTCGTCAGATTCTACTATTGCAATTACTTTCATATTATATTTTAACCCCTAAACAGTTACACGTCTATAAGCTTATCGCGCGCTTCGCTTGCGAAGTATACACGACTAAAAAGAAAAAGATGCAAATCCCCTGAAAAAATCTTTTGATCTGACGATCTTCAGCGAAATCCCGTGTAGACTGCTTCCCATGACATTAGGGATTAAAGTTCTAGATCATGGAAAAGTTGATTTAATTGATGCAATGGGTGGAGATTTAGATATTGTTAATGCTGCAAGAGTTAGCTTTTCTAGCTACCAGTCCGAAATGGATGAGCGCGCTGAAGGACTCATCAATTTTTTGATGAAGAATAAGCACGCCACTCCATTTGAGCATGTTACATACAAGTTTTATGTAAAATGCCCAATTTTTGTGGCGAGAGAGTGGTTTAGACATAGATGGTCATCTTTTAACGAGATGAGTATGAGATATTATGTACCAGATGAGCTAGAGTTTTATATTCCAGAATATGATTCAATGCGTAAACAAGTAGGTAAGCCAGGAAATTACTCTTTTGAACCAATTACCGATCAAACAACAGTATCATTTATTCAAGGTTTGATGAGTGATGTTTATTCTGTGGCAGAATCTGCATATTATGACCTTTTAGATGCAGGTGTCGCAAAAGAAATTGCCAGATCAGTTCTTCCTGTTGGTCAATACACAGAATTTGTATGGACAGTTAATCTAAGAAGTCTTCTAAATTTCCTATCGCTTAGGAATGACTCTCATGCTCAGCTAGAAATTCGAGAATTTGCTAAAGCTATTGAAGAATTTGCTGAATCCATTGCTCCTGTTGCGCTAAAATTGTTTAGAGACAACGGTAGAGAGGCTTTATGAGCAATGAGCAAGATATTGGCAGGCTCCTAGAAGACAAAAATGTAGTAATTCTTGCAGATGACTACATTCCGTATGAGTATATTGTTAAATTTATTGCCACTTTGACAAAAAGTCGGATACATATCATCAAATATCCGGAGCATATCTATAGATATACAAAAATTAATTTCAAAAGGGCCGGTATTAGGCCTTATAAAGAGCTTAAGCTTGATGATATTCTGAAACTTGATAAAGAAGAATACATTCTTACATTCTTTTTTGGCAAAAGATCTAATAGAGATAAAGAATGGTTGCTAAAAATATACAAAGAAACAATTGTTAGATACTTTGAAAATTTTGTTTTGAGCGAGAAAGGATTTGATTACGATGAGAATAGTCCCTTATTCCAGTGATGAAGAAATTGATTCATTCCCAACAATAACAATTGTAATCAAATCAATTCCTTTTGAAGATTCCTATGTACCAGCATGTGTAATCAACACCTCAAGTGAAGATTATATTATTACTCTTGATGAACTCAACTCATTGATGGACGGTCTTGAGATAGTTTCAAAGCAAGTCGATCAGATGATAAACTTTTTAATAAGTCCAAAAATGATAGATCCAGATAATCTCCCTGAAGGGATGTTTTTTGAGTTTGATGTGGACGATGAGGATGATGACTCAGAATGATTCTAGGCAAAATTATAGACAAATTCCCATATCCCAAAAAGAGTTGTCCGTTTTGCGGACACGATATGAAGCTTGTGAATGCTATTCACAATCAAAAAGATCAATATATATTTAAAGCACTATATTTAGATCCAAATCCATCTTGTAAGTCCTATGATGAAGGATCAAGACTTGGATATGCAAAAATCTATTACTCATGCGATGATGCATTCAAAGAATTCAACAACGTGTCCATTCCGGTTAGGAGATGGAGCCGTGAAGACTTGTATGCTTATTATCGATAATCTGATAGTATAATATACACTATGCCAGTTGGACCGTGCTCAGAGGGTGGGAAGCCAGGATATAGGTTTGGAGATTCCGGTAAGTGTTATACATACACATCCGGAGATTCTGCCTCCAGAAAAGCAGCAAGAGATAAAGCTATTCAGCAAGAAAGAGCTGCCAGAGCTGGCGGCTGGACTGAAAAGTATCGCGATAATAAAAAGGAGATAAAAATGATCATTAATTTGTCATATGACAATGTTCAGGTCATGAAAGCGCATCATGACCAAATGAAGTCATGGAACGAAAACATGGCCAAGCAGCATCAAGATGCTGCAGAATGGCACAAGCAGCAGTCAGAAGAACTTGAAAAAGCTATGATTCAAGTTCCTCTTAACCCCGAACAAAAGCCAGCACCTAGCGCTGGCGGTGCAGGAGGGGCAACAACAGGAGAAGGAACATCCAGTGCCCCAGCTCCAACAACAGTACCACTAGACCCAGTAAAGAAAGCAGATTTGATCAGTATCCTCAATGACCACGTCGCAGAATACGGAGACTTTGAAAAGTCAGTAGAGGATATTGTCAATCAGATTTTTGGTTGATAAGAAGTGCTTATTGATTGGACATCAATAATAGTAGCTCTTATCTCAGCAACAGGTCTTGTTGTCATAGCATTACTTCCAAAAAAAGAAGTAAAAAAGCTTCGTGAAGAAAATACAGTACAGCATCAAGTGAACAAATCAGTCGCTGAAGAAACTCACAAGATTCTAGAAAGATTCGAAGCTGATGCGGATTATGACCGAAAGTCTATACTGAAAGCAGTAACTGCTGTTGAGAGAAAAGTTGAAAGAGTTGATGATAGAGTCGAAAAAATTGATGACAGGCTCGGCAATCATATTGAATGGCATTTAGACAAAGATAGCTAATTTTACTGGTATAATAAGCTTATGGGGAACCCCCGGCTGTAGATATTTCGAAAGATTATTTATAGCGAGGGGGTTCCCCTCTTTATTATGACTAAAGAAATCTTTTACCCCGTTGTCGAATTATTTTGGAAGGACCACTACTCCATCGGGGATCTGTGGTATGATGTCACCGAAATGCCAGGCGTTCGAATCCTTTCGGCAGTCGGGTATCTCGTTAACGAAGATGATGACTATTATTATGTCGCATCTAATTTTGACTTCGGCACAGACGTATGCTCTGGCGGAACCGCCGTCCTAAAAAACTGTGTTGTAAAGAGAAGACTTCTATCCAAGGGAAAATTTAATTATGATAAGTTTTCAGGAAAAAGAGCGCCTTTGCCGGATGGTAAAGGATCATAAAAAGATTAGCTCAGAAAAAGCTAGGGCTGGCCTATGTATTGCAACAGGGCTATTCGATGACAAGAACTTTAAAGATATTTGTGGTTTCTATCAGATATCGGTAGACGATGCCAGGTATTGGTGGAACTTCTTCGGTCTTCCAGAAGAAGAAGCTGTCATTGAAAAGAAGAGGCCAGCAAAGAAGCTTTCTGTTATCGATGTTCTGAAAGAGCATGATGGGGAAATCATGGGGACTAAAGACATTGCTGATCTTTGCGGTGTGAGTCTTCCTACTATCTACAAATTTATTAAAGACCAGCCGGGTTGGCTCAAGAAGGAAGGCCGGGGTCAATATATGATCATTGACGCATACAAGAAGAGGATGGAAGAAAAGAATGGAAAGTGACTACATAGAAGATCATCTTTTAGAGCTTATGGAAGCTCAAACAGAAGATGATCTTTTTGTTGCAAAAGATCAAATTGTTATTGATGTCGCAACTTTTATGGATGTAGTTAATGAACTAAAAGATTTGCGGGAAGACAATATAGAACTCAAATATCTAATTAAAGGCCTAGAAAGCAACAGAAAAACATTAGTATACGATCAAATAGATATTGTAGATGAACAAGGCGACATGATCGCCTCACTAGACCCTTCAGTATCTAAAGAACTGATCGATGCAGCAATCAGAGCTTTTATCAAATCAACTCTAATTAAGGAAATGGAAAATGAATCAATCTACAAGTGAAACATGGGAAGACGCAGCAGAAGAAGCAATCAGCGCCCTGTTCGACAGGGCCGTTATTTCAGGTCTAGAGGAACCAGATCAACTCATCCGATATATGCGGCTGAAGATCGGTAGTACCCTGAAAACCGACGAAAACAGAGAATACGACTACAGTCACATGTCGAAGATGGCATCACAAGCCGGGTTTTGGCAATTCCTAGCCTCACATAGCCTTAGACTGTTAAACTCAACCGGGACCAGATTCACAGCACAAAACATGCTTGATATCCTCACCATGAAACAAAAGGATTATGGTCCAAAGAACATCTCAGAATTTGGGATCATCGGGTTGCTCATTCGGGTCAACGACAAGATCGCCAGACTAGAAAACATGACACAAAAAACCGATAGCTTCAACACAGCGATAAACATCAACGCAGTACCACAAGAAAGTCTTAACGATACACTCGTAGACATCATCGGATACAGCGCAATCGCAACAATGTGGCTCACCAAAGACCAGCTTGGCAACCGTAAATTTTTACTACCAATGCGATCAATGCGAACAATGCGACCGATGCAACCAACACCACAGATGCGACCGATGCAAACAGCAGGAACAACATGGAACAATGCCTAACTCATCACACGAAGGAAAACAATGGATAATTGAACAAACAAAAAAACATGTTGAACAATATCATCAACAAACAGAATTTTTAGATGTAGGATGTGGAAAAGGAACGTACTGGGAAATTATAACCCGGAAAATTCATAGAGGCAGATGGACAGGCATTGAAGTATGGGAACCATACATCAAACAATATCGACTCTACGAAAAATATGATGTTATCATCAACGAAGACGTGAGAAAATGGGAACCCGGCCAGGAATACACCATAACATACTGTGGAGACATACTAGAACACATGACCCGGCCAGAAGCCGAACAAGTCATACAAAAACTCCTCCCCCACACACAAACCCTATTCATCAGCATACCAATCACACACTGGCCACAACACGACCACACAAACCCCTACCAAAACCACATCAAAGACGACTGGACACACCAAGAAATGATAGAAATGCTGACAACCCTAACCCCCAACACAACCATAACCCACCACACAACCCCCACAATCGGCGTATACCAAATAAAACCATAAACCCCGACAAACACCCCACCCCCCACAAAAAAACCCACACAACCCAACACAAACCCCAACACAACCCCACACACAACCCCCCACAAACCAGCCCAATCCCACGCCACCCCCAACCATACAAAACCCCACCCCCAACCCCACCCCCAACCCCCCAAACCAACCCCCACAAAAATTGAATACACAGCCGAAGAAGGCAACCAGTGAATTCTTCCGCGGCGCGCATCCTCTGTCACCCACGGTCAATCCCAGACTTGTCTCGCGGGCGTACGAGAAGCGAAGCGTGCAACTCGTACGCCCGCGATTGTGGGTGCATGGACTGGCAGGTTTCGCACGTATTCTGGACAACGTGGTAAGGTTACATCTGTCAGGGAGATTCGCTCCCTGCAGGCTCCCTGGGAGGGAACATGTACGTCATCCAGATCATCACCGACGCTTCGGAGTACGGAGTCAACATCAATGTGGAGGGAGACAGGCAAGCCTACGAAAAGCTCGCCGAAATCGCCAGCCACTACATCCAGCAGGCGATCGGTTCGGACAGGTTCCACGGCGAGTTGAAGCTCGTCTTCATCGATGAGATGGCCACGGTGCGCCCGATGCGCACCCTGGTCATCGGGTGACCGGGTGCCCCGGGGCTTCGGCCCCGGGGCACAACACCAGACACATTACTTGTACTCCCAACCCAACTTTCGTATATATCTTTCTCTTGTGATCCGACTGGTGGGCAAGCAGCGAAGCGTGCAGCTTGCACACCAGCTCTTGTGATGTGTCTGTCTGGCATGTTTCGCACGTATTCGGGACGACGTGCTAGATTGAAGGCATGGAAGGAGGTGAGACATGACACGACAGGAGCGCCAGCGCCGGGACGAGCAGGACCTCGTCCGACGCCAGCAGGACATCTGCTGGCAGGACTGGGCAGGCAGCAAGGTCGATCGGGACAGCGATGATGACATCGCCATCCAGAGCGACTTGGCCTGGATCTACCGGCACGACTGAGAGGATCGGCGCTTGCGGGGAGCGTGGCAACAGAATCCCCCAACCGACCCCGGGGCATCCGCCCCGGGGTCACCCACCGACCGAAAGGAGGTGAACATGATCGGCATCATACTCAGAGCACTGTTCATGTGATGACCGGCCCCGGGTCTTCGGACCCGGGGCCAACACCAAACACATTACATCATTCAACCCTACCACTTTCACACATATCTCTCACACACCGACCGGCTGGTGGGCAAGCAGCGAAGCGTGCAGCTTGCACACCAGCCTTTACGGTGTGCCAACATGTCAGGTTTCGCACGTATCTCAAGCCATATGTGTATATGGGTCGTGTCGGGGAACGTCCCCGACGGTGCGACCTGGGAGGGTATCATGCACACCTTGACCTGTTTCCATCTCCTAGATCAGATTGTGACCATCATCGGTCACCTGATCGACCATTCCGACCACGAGGTTCGGCCGACCTTCCAGAGCAGCTACGAGGCCGCTCTGGTCGCAATGTCGGCGCTCGACCCGTTCGTCCAGGGCGAGCGTCCAGGTGACCACCTTGACTGGTTCGACGTGGCCAGTCAGTATGCCGGGATGCTGGCCAGGGCGATCGACCTGGCCGTGGAGGTCGGGATTCCGGCGCCGACCGATCCGGCCGTGATGGAGGCCCTGCAGAGGGTCGACATCATCACCGCCGGGGGCTACTGACCGGGTGCCCCGGGGCTTCGGCCCCGGGGCACAACACCAGGCACATTACCTCCATCACCACTCCGACTTTCACACATATCCTTCACACGCCCCAAGACGGGCGTGCGATGAGGCGAAGCGATACATCGCACGCCCGTCGATCAGGTAGGGTTGACTGCCAGGTTTCGCACGTATTCTCACCGACGTGCTAGGGTTGTGTCTGTCAGGGGGATTCGCTCCCTGCACGACTCCCTGGGAGGGGACATGTTCCACATCGTTCTGAACCATGAAGGCCGGTTCGACATCATCGCAACGGAGTCCGCCCGGGCTACGGGCAAGGGTTCCTACATCAAGAACCCGAACTGGAAGTGCCGCAAGTGCCGGGAGTGGGAGTGGGCCTACACCGACGAACTGAACGAGCAGTTCGGCGGTCGGTGACCGTGTGACCCCGGGGTCGTGACCCCGGGGTCGCCACTACCGAAAGGAGGTGACATGCTAGGAATCATACTCCGAGCATTGATCGGGTGACACACCGGCCCCGGGGCGACATGCCCCGGGGCCACCACCAAACACATTACTCTCATCATCCCTACAACTTTCACACATATCTCTCACACACCGACCGACTGGCGTGCGGTGCGGTGCAACAAAATCGCACGCCAGTCTGACAGGGTACGCGAGCCTGCAAGTTTCGCACGCATTCTGTCTCATGTGCTAAGGTTACATCTGTCGGCGGGAGAGGCTCGCCGCAAGCATGATTGGAGGATCATGTACGCAATCCAGCACCGGTTCCACAACGGAGTGGGCAACACTGCCCACTTCGTCGGCACGACGGAGGAAAGGGAGGCCATCATGGCCTACGGGGCGGCGGTGAACGCCGCCGCCATCTCTGGGTACTCCGGCATCATCTGCCTCGTCAAGGTTGACGAGTGGGGAACCATCTTCACCATGGCCAAGACCACGATGGAGGCGTGACGGTGTGGCCCCGGGGCTTCGGCCCCGGGGCACAACACCAGACACATTACGACTTATCCCAACTCAACTTTCACACATATCTCTCTTCCACCCGCCGACTGGCGGGCAAGCAGCGAAGCGTGTAGCTTGCACGCCAGTCCAACAGGGTACGCGATCCTGTAGGTTTCGCACGTATTCTGTCCCACCTGCTAAGGTGGTCTTTGTCAGGGGGAATCCACTCCCTGCACGACTCCCAGGAGGGGACGCAATGCAAGACATCGACCTGTCAGTCGGAACGATCCGACTGACCTGGCATCCCGACGACGACGACTTCGACATCACCACCGTCGAAGAGGACATCGACGTTTCGATCCGGATCGTCGACGGCGAGGCGATCGTCACGATCCGGTACTGGCAGGAAACGGCCACCGACCACGAAGTCCGGTTCCCGATCGGGACCGACCTGGAAGGTGCCCGATACCTGACGGCCAGGAACTACTGACCGGGAATCGCCCGGGGGCTTCGGCCCCCGGGCTTTTTTCGTGCCTTACCACAATCACATTACCTTCATCCCCAACCCAACTTTCACACATATCTCTCTTCCACCGACCGACTGGCGGGCAAGCAGCGAAGCGTGTAGCTTGCACGCCAGTCCGACAGGGTACGCGATCCTGTAGGTTTCGCACGTATCTGTTCTCATGGTGTAGATTGATTCCTGTCAGGGAGAATCCGCTCCCTGCACTGCTTCCCTGGAGGGAACAATGAGTCACAATCCTGTGAGTCTCGTCACGATGTTCTGTGACGACGAGCACATCGTCAAGACGGAAGTCCGACCCATCCCGGGTTTCGAGGGGCAGTTCGTCCTGAAGCTCATCATCGGATCGTCCGACGTGACGATCCACGGCTCCGACGAGACGATCCGAAAGATCATCGCAGCGGTCGCCTCGCTGTGACGGGAAGGCCCGGGGGCTTCGGCTCCCGGGCTTTTTTCGTGCCCAACACCAAACACATTACCTCCATTACCCTTCCAACTTTCACACATATCTTTCTTTCACCCGCCGACTGGCGGGCGAGTAAGCGAAGCGACATCTTGCACGCCAGTCCAATAGGTGAAGCCATCTGGTAGGTTTCGCACGTATTCTGTCACACGTGATAAGGTTTACTCAACGGCAGGAACATCCGGTTCCTGCCCCAGTTCCTGGGAGGGAACAATGTCCAGTCAGACGAACATCCATGCGGCCGACGATCGTGTGTCGGCCGAGATCCGGGACTTCACGACGTTCGTGACGGTCCAGATCCGTGTCGGCACCGACACGGTCAACTTCTTCTTCCCCGACATGGGCAAGGCCGAAGAGTTGGTCACGACGATCGCCCGGGCGCAGATCGTCAATGCCTGACCGGTTCCCCCGGGGCTTCGGCCCCGGGGGAAACCTCCAGGCACATTACCTCCATTGCCCTTCCAACTTTCACACATATCTCTCTTCCACCGACCGACTGGCGGGCGAGTAAGCGAAGCGACATCTTGCACGCCAGGCCGATAGGGCAAGCCATCTGGCCAGTTTCGCACGTATTCTGTCACACGTGATAAGGTTTACTCAACGGCAGGACATCCGGTTCTGCTCCAATCCCTGGGAGGGATGCCATGACAGATGCGAACCGACGTGTTCGACTCTCACCCGCACAGATCCGTTGGATCTGGGAAGGCGAGGACTCCGACGACATCGCCGAAACGAACGTCACCGACATGATCGATGTCGTTGTCACGTTCGACGGCGAAACGGTCGAAGTGCACGTCGAATACAACGACGTGGACCAGGGTGGAATCACGTTCGACGTGACCCCGCCGACCGATGGCGAACCGGAAGACTGGTACTACCAGTTCGACCGGCGCTACTGACCGGGAATCGCCCGGGGGCTTCGGCCCCCGGGCTTTTTTCGTGCCCAACACCCGACACATTACTTCTGTTACCATTCCAACTTTCGTACACATCTTTCTCCCGCCCAAGACGGGCGTACGGAGAGCGCGCAGCGAAATTCCGTACGCCCGCAACGTAGGCCACATATTCCATCGGGTTTCGCACATATTCGGTCCCTGGTGATACGATGACATTGTCGCCAGGACATCCGGTCCTGGCCACTAGCTACTGGAGGGTAGTGATGGAACAGGTACTTCAAGAGCACATGCGGTACTGCCTGCTCATCAGGGACACGGTTCGTGCCTTGCTGGAGGCATATGACAATGCCGGTATGGCCGACGATGAGACGTTCGGAGAATCCCGAATCAGGAATCTGGACGGGATTCGCCAGGTCATCATGTCGGCGGTCGTCTACGCCGAATCGACCCTGGAGGGGGTCGACAAGTACTTGCCGTGCCGTGACTGCGGCGAACCGGCGTACGTCGACACGTTGGACGATCGGTGCTACTGCCACGGCTGCGTCGTCCGCTACGGCGGCTAGTTTCCCTCCCGGCACCGGGCCGCACCCTCCAGGGGGTGCGGCCCTTGCTGGCGTTCAGCACGCCGCTTCGCGTCGTGGAACGCCAGTCACTCTACACATATGCCAATACAAATTTCACACACATCTCTGCTCACAAGGCAGACTGGAGTACGAATTCGCGAAGCGAAAATTCGTACTCCAGCGATGTAGGCGCATCTGTCACGAAGTTTCGCACATATTCGGTCCCATGCGATAACGTGACAGATGTCGACGGGGACATGGGGTCACCGTGACGCAACTAATGGGAGGTAGTGGAAATGCCGAAGTACGAATACGAACTGCTCTGCCGTTGCATGGTGACGGTCGGAGCGTTCCTGAACCGACTGCTGGCCGACACCGGCAAGCTCAGCGCCCCGGGTCTGGCGATCTTCGCCGACTCCGTCGACGCTGTCAGCCAGGCCGAGCAACTCGCCTTCCTGCACGACGGGGACACCGTCCCCCCGGAGGCCGTCAAGGCTGCGTTCTGGGTCTGGGATGAGTGGCTCCGGATCGCTGACGGCTGGGACCTCCCGGGTCCGGACAGCGGCAGCCAGGAAGAGCTGGACCTCTTCACGGCGTGTGACCTCTTCCTGGAATACGGCGTGACGGGCGACTGACCTCCCCCGGCGACAGGCCGCACCCCTTCGGGGGTGCGGCCTTCGCTGGTGTTCAGCACATCGCTTCGCGCTGTGGAACACCAGTCCACCTAGATAGTAGACACCGCAACTTTCACACACGCTTCCACTCTCTGCTCACGGTGGTGTGCGGAATCGCGTAGCGAAATTCCGCACACCACTTCGACAGGGTAGGCCAGAGTCCAAGTTTCGTGCATATTCTGTCCCTTGGTGTAGTCTGTACTCAGAGCAGGGACATCCGGTCCCTGCCCAACCCGAAAGGGATACCATGTCCACCAACCCTGACCGCAAGGTCGTCAGCCTGGCCAGCCTGCAACCCAAGGTTGCCAAGCGAGGCCGCAAGTCCACCGTCACCGACCTCGACATCGCAGATGCGCAGGCTCTGGAGATCGGTGAGGCGATGCTCATTCCGGAGTACGACCTCAACGGCGAGGACTTCTACGCCTACCATGAGGAGCGGATCATCCGGTACAACTACGATGCCGCCGCCCTCACCAACGCCTGGACCAGCCGTCACCGCCAGCGTGTGGCCGCTCTGGCCAAGGCCAGCGGTGTGAACCTCACCGCCGTCACCACCAGCGACGGCGAGATGTACGCCGCACGGCAGTCCTGACAGACCGGGCCGCACCCCGAACGGGGTGCGGCCCTTTCTGGTGTTCACTGCGCCGCTTCGCGGCTTGGAACACCAGTCCTTCTAGACGTTACAGCCTTCGACTTTCACACATATTCTCAATCTCTACTCACGGTGGTGTACGGAATCGCGTAGCGAAATTCCGTACACCACTCCGATAGGGTAGGCCATTTGCCAGGTTTCGCATGTATCCGGACACATGTGTTACCTTGTACCTAGCGACAGGGACACCCGGTTCCTGTCACGACACTACGGAGGTAGTGATGTCCAGCAAGCCCACTCGCAAGGTCGTGAGCCTTGCCAGTATCCAGCCCAAGGTCGCCAAGCGTGGCCGCAAGTCGACGGTGTCCGCCTTGGACATCAGCGACGCCCAGGCGCTCGAAATCGGGGAAGCCATGCTGATCCCCGAGTTCGATCTGAACGGCGACGAGTTCGCCCAGTACCGGGCCGAGCGCCTGACCCGCTACCAGGGCGACGAGGCCGCCCTGCTGAACGCCTGGACGAGCCGCTACCGTCAGCGGGTCGCCACGCTCGCCAAGGCGAGCGGGGTCGCCCTGACGGCGGTCACGACGAGCGACGGCGAGCTGTACGCAGCCCGCCAGGCCTGACAGTACGGCCCGCACCCCCTGGGGGGTGCGGGCCTTGCTGGCGTTCACTGCGCCGCTTCGCGGCTTGGAACGCCAGTCATGTTAGGGTAGGCTCTACTCAATCTTTCATATGTATTTCCATTCACGTATCAACACTCGCACCCATCACCGAAACCCAAGCATGATGGGTGTTCAAAGAAAAACGAAGTTTTTCTTTGAACACCCATTTGTTTTGATTTTGCCACTTGACAGGTTGAATAGATTTTCGTATTGATATTTGTTTTGTGACATCCGATTTTGGTTTCCAATATTAATTAGGACTAGTTGATTCTCTTCTCATATTGTCTATTTGGTTTGGGATTTGGGTTTTATTCGGACCCGTTTTTTCTGTTCGTATGACGTATTAAATTTGGTGAAAAGTTGGTCCACCCAACCGGGTGGGATTTTTTCTGGTAGCTGGATAGTTAGGCGGGGTTCTGTTTGGTTATTCCATCGGGTTTTATATCGTGGATAAGCAGGAGATTACAAGGGAGTAATATAGGCGGTTTCTCCCCGGTTTTTTTAGGCACTTTTCAAGCCGGGTTTATCATCATCTTATATAAGAGCTTTCTCTCCATCTTATATAGTAGATCAGATAGGACTAATCGACGGTTCTATTTCTTTATAGGGGAAAACATAGTTATTGATTTTGATGTTTTGAAACAAGACATTAACAGGGGAATATCTCATTCTCTTCTCATATTTATTTCCATTTCTGACTATAGACAAATTTTTTTAGGCCCCGAATTTACAGGGCCTAAAAGACGACCAAAGTAGTCAACATTTATTCTGGAGAAACAAGGCGGGATAAGGTGTTGTATTTCCTATATAGAGGAGACACACATAACCAGCTGAAAGAACCCAGATAATCCAAAAGGCGGGGTGAGATGTCTTATTTCCTATATAGGGGATACATAGGAGATAGTAGTAGACACCCACCCCACCCTTGGAATATTTCCTAGTCTTTTCATAGGATTATACAGTAATTATGCATCGCAATGCATAAATATGCATAAATATACAGTAATTATGCATAAAATCCACGAAAACCAGGAAAAAACCCACGTAATTGTGCATAAACATACGATTACTTGCATGTTTATTGAATGATCGCAACATCTTTTAGGGGTTTTGTTAGGATCTTTTTTTCTTTTTGTTAGGATTGTTTATCTGGTTTTTCTTTTTTCGGGGGTTGTTTCTGGTTTATCTGGTGTGTTGGTTTGCTGTTTGTTGTTTCTTTCTCTGGGTAGATATATATATGATAGTTATTTATCTCACCCCGGCAAATTTGTCAGTCGTATTCGTAGCCATTTCCGTCTACCAAGGTAAACATATTGCCCTTGTGGTCATCGTCATCTTCTAGACGCATATCGATTACATCAATGACATCTTCGATCCCGATTTCTTCCTTATCAGGATCCGCCTTTCTAATATCGTCTACGATGTCTTGCACATCATAAGCGATAGTCTTTACAGCATAAATAAATTCCGGCAGTTTCTTTTCCATCAGTTTTCTCCAATCATATTCAAGTTAGTAGCTCTATAGATTAGGCCATCCATGTTTGATTCATAGATCCCGCCATTTGAGACGATCTGATAACCAACCGGCTTAGCTACACCATTCACCGCCTCAGTCATCAAACGCCAACCAATAACACGATCACCGTCAAGCTTTTCAGGCATCCACTCAGGAATGGTAGTATGCAAACTAATCATCATTTGACCATACTCCATTCTTTCTCTTTCTTCATTAGTCATAAAAGAAGCCCCTCTTACTTCACGATACCAATACTGAAACGATACCAATACTGAAAGTCGCTGAATAATGTGACAGAAGCAAAAGCTTCAGTTGGATCATCTCCCCAACTCAAACCGCCAGTAATAAGATACTCACAATTATCACCAAACCATGCCCTACCAACATCCCTCCTGCTTCTGTCAAAGCAAACATCAATAGCAGACATAATCTCAGACCGAGCAGCATAAATATTGCCATCATAATGATCCCAATCATGATGATAAAGTAGTGCTGAAAAAACTTCAGCATCAGGAAGATGCTCAAGTCTTTCAACCCAAACATCCAACCCTTCGCTTATATCAGCTCTAGCCCAAATAAAATCAGCACCCATCAGACATCACCATCCTTCACTTCATTAACAGGAGCAATCTTCACCGAATACCATTCCCATGAAGCATTCCGATCAGCCCAAAAACAAGCATCATCAACATCATCGAAAGGACCAAAAAATTCGTAACCATCAAACGGATTACCGGTCATAACAATGTACATCACTTACTCCATCCATTTTCATCATAACCATCTTTGACATACTCAGTACCACAAGATGGACAATCCCAAAAGACAATCCAATACTTGTCACGATACAACTGAAGAAAACCCCAACGTTCTCTACCATCATCGACACAGTTTTTACAAACGAAATCGACAACAACTTCTTCTTCACGAAGCGGTCCTTCAATTTCTGGTTCCAATCCAGAAACACCGGGTGGATAGTTATTCATAACAACCTTTTAATAACTAAGGGTGACGATATAATAGAGACCGACATAACAAGAAATGACAGCCAAAACAGAAATACCAATAATTATTTTTTTATAAACAGTCATTTCTTCCCTTCGGCAACATCAAAGAAATACTCACGCACCTCTTCAATAATGTTATACAGGTCATCATACTCCCCTAAAGGAAGTTCGATACCAGCCTGCTCTAGATCCTGAATACAGATATGTAGATACTCAAGATTCGTTCGATGGATAAGGCATTCATCAACCATAGTAAACCTCACTTAATATCAAAAAGAACAATGTAACCATACACAACAGCAGAAATCGCCAGAACCAGAGCGATTATCTCACCCTTCGCAATCATGACCGTAATACCACTCCTCTGCCTCTTCTTCATTAGAAAGGTCAAAAACACGACCGCACTCTTCACACTTCAATTTAGCCACAATAAGCTCCATACAGAAACAAACTAACGAATAAAAACAAAAGGTACGGGGGGTGCGAAATATTTCGCACCCCCCGTTTATTTCTAAAACTCTATTCTGTTTTGATTTTTATAGACAACAACAGCTTCATCTATAGGTATATCATGAGGGAAGAACACATAGGTTTTATTTTCAACCTTAACATACTGAGCATCAAATGCTAGAGCGGTATTAACCATAAGCGAATCTATTGACTGATCAAGCATGTCAGCATCATCAATCCCCATCTCATTATGGAGAGAGATAAACTTATCAATCAGATCTTCTGGAGTTGGGAAACCGCTTTCATCTTCAGCCAATGTAAAGAATTTGATATCTTCCATTATCACTCCCACATGTAATTAGAGTTGCTTCTTGAGACACCTTTGGGTACAGCCGCTCTTCCCTTCGGATTCCCAAAAGAAACCACGCAAGAAACGGCGATCACAAACAGAACAAGTATACCACTTATCACCCATACCAATATATCTAACGTGGGTTCCAATAACTTGCTTCTGTGGCTTGCCATCACTAGCAAGTTTAGCATTTCTATTCTTCGGTCCCATTATCTTTCTCCTTCTTTTTCAAGAAACTCCATACATCATAATCATCACCTCTCATAGACTCAACACTATCAGCGTCTCTCATTTCAAGAAACTCACGCATAGTGAAAGTGTCAGGAGATCCATCAAGATACAACTTCTTAGACACAATTACTCCTTATACCATCTATAAGTAGACTCAGGATTCTCAATACGACCACGCTTAGTCAAAGTAGCCACAACAGTTTTAGAGCCACCAGTGATGCAATATTTTCTCCAAGTGTCTTCTGAAAGCCTCTCCCATTCAATTTTTACATAAGGAGACTCCATCAAAGTCTTATTCTTGGAACGAATAATGAAATCAGCGGCATCCCAAGTCACACCATCATAAGTATTCAAAGTGGTAGTTTTAAGATCCCACCAATACCAAATAGCATGATCATAACCTGGGTAACCGCTTTCATTTACAGGCATCTCAACGTCACGAACATCTCTCTTGATAGCCCAAACTGGATATTTGTAATTTACCATTGACAACCTACCTGACCGCAAGTGCAAACATTACCTTCATAAATTTCAAGCTCATCAAGGTAAACAATGAATTCTTCGATATCCCCAATCATACGAATAATAGCCATATCGGTACATTTCTCAGCCCTACGGAATTCACCATCCGGACCATAAACTGTTTCTTCAGGATGATCTACAAACGAAAAAACCACACCGGGATAAACATCCCAAGTGTATTTGTTATGACTATAATCAATAGTATTGTCGTTTTCCAATTCAATGGTCATATCATATCTTTCTGTTTAGTTAGCACCAATCGCCACTCATATACCACGGTTGCCATCCGCAACCATAAGCATTATCTGCCCAATCAAACAACCACTTAGAAACAAGAAGATTCACGTAAGGATCATATAACTCACTTTGCTGAGTGATACCAAACTCCGACTTCAACCAGGACTTGTGAGCAGACCATTCAATCTGCATAAGACCAAAGGAATAATGCTTATTAGCAGCATCAGCAGCACAACGAGACTCACGCCACATAATACGACCAACTTTATTCAGTTGATCAATTTCCCAACCAGCCTCAACAGCGACAGAATACCATTCCGAACACTCACCTTCAGGCAATGTTGTAGTCGTTGTCGTAGTAGTAGTCGTAGTTGTTGTAGTCGTGGTAGTTGTAGTTTCGATTACAGCTACGTAATCAGGAATAGTGTTATCAACAAAAATATCAACTTGCGAAGTTGTAGTTGTTGTTGCCTGTGTGTTTCTTGTATTTTCACCTTGTTCCTTGGTTAAAGCAAATCCAACTGTTGTCAGAGTAAGTATAGCCCAAATAATTAGTGTTTTCATGTAAACCTCCTATGAAAGTACCGGGTACAGGAATTGAACCTGTTCAAATTGCTTATAAGGCAACTTCCGTCAAACCGTTCGGACCACCCGGCATATATTTATTAATATAAGCCACCGAATTCTTCAGCTATCTTAGCAACGAATTCGGGATGCACTTGCGGCATCTTAGCAATGGTTTCTTTAGTCATTTGGTAGACAAGAGCATATCTTTTCAGTACTTCCTCATTCGACTTACCTGTCACTAACGAGATATAATTTATCATCATTGACAGGTGTAAAATCGAAGAGAAAACCATACCTTCCAAAAAGCCACTTTCGAGAAACTTATCATCACTCCTTACAGAGTCCATTACTTTCATCGTTAAATTTCTGCTTTCGTTAGAATTAGAAAGCAGATAAGCAGTCAAAAGCTCCAAGACTAAATCTGTAAAAAGATCACCACTCTTCTCGTCCATAATAGAAATCTACTTTTTCGAACTGTTTCGACATAACACTATAAGTGTATAGTTGCCTGTAATCTCTTATCCAGTCTAGCATAGTAAATCGATTTTGTCTCTGAAGATAATCACAAGTATCTTCCCAGCTATAGATATTTACTCCATCGCTCAAAAGATCAAGTATTTCCATTAATACCCATCTAGGTGCAATTTTTTTCTTCATAGTGCCCCAAGTGGGATTCGAACCCACACTTAAACGGTTTTAAGCCGTCTTCCTCTGCCGATTGGGATATTGGGGCGGACCAGCTATCTCTTTCTAGACAGCAATCCTAGCGCATAAATAAATGCGTCCGTCTTTTCTTTGTCAGAAAAGCTATCTGAAAAATAGATAGCAGCAGCGTCAAGCAGATCCATAACGAATTCTTCGTCACCGCGATGTCTTTTCAACTCGCGGCTCAGATGCTCAACCCAGCTAGAAACATAAGCTAAAGACTTATCATCATTAGGCTTCGTGGTTTTTCTCCACGTTTTCAGCATTTTTTGTAAACGGTGTGACATAAACCTCCCATCCAATTTGATGTACTCTAGTATGACACATACTACACAAGGTTATGAGATTTTTATTCTCATCAGTCCCACCTTCAGAAACTGGGACAATATGATGTACCTGCATCACTCCAAAGTCTTCCGAAACACGATAACATCTAGCACACTTGTAATTATCGCGAGATAGGATCGAAATCCTATGGTCTTTATCAAGACCAAGTCGCCATGTGCCATTATTTATCTTCTTCTCCTTGCGCTTATAATTGTTATGTTTTACTTTGTCATCAATAATTTCACGACAAACAGATGACCCGCACCAGCTTTTATTTCTATATTTAGAAGTGTTGCGATGAGGGAATTTATTCTGACAACCAGCGCAAGTTCTTTTTGCACTCATTCCTTAGTGAATTCATAGTTAGCTGACCGAATATGCTCATTGAAGTTAGACCCAACGGAATAGCTAGATCCGCTAGGATTCAAAACTGCCAGAGCAGTTACCAGTGGGACATCTTTATAAATATAACGCGTCCCATTGGTAAATGTAGCACGAAGAAAACCAGTTACCTTATTGATATCTTCGATAACATCGACACCCATCTTCACCCATTCAAGGGCGGAAATGGATGTAGAGTCAATCTCAGTCACTTTCATTCTCAAGTTCAATTGGAACATCCTCCTCATCAAGCGAAGCTTTAGAAATAATCTTGTCATAGTCATAGACATCATCAGGAGTTAGTCCTTTATTAACCATATCTTGATGATACCCAATATTTTTCACAATCTCCCTATACGAATGAGAGTTTGGATTATAGAAAAACTCCCGAGATAGCCCAGGAATAGCTTCACCAGTCGTATATTCAAAGATTCTAGCGTGCCAGCTATCAGGTCTAAAGCCCCAGACCCTTTCACACATTCTAATACCTTTTGAAACAGCCTGGCCTACACCATCAGCATCATGGACTTCAACAGGATATCTGAATTCAACGACATAGTAGTTGGAAAATTTAGGCATTTACGCTCCAATGAAAATAAATCCTAGCAAACCAAGAACGCCAAGAATAAGAATAGGCGCGGCAGCTAGAGCAGACATGATACAAAACAAGATGACAAGAAATCTAACGAGTTTGAATTCCCAAATATACATACCAACCCCAATCAAACAATCTGAAAAGATTTGACATAGCCGAGGCCATGATAGCCAACAAAACCTTCACCCTGGAAGGCAGCTTCCAACTTCTCACTAGATGAAAAGTCATTAGCATCTTCGGCCTGGACAAGAATCTTGTAATCACCGATCTTCACGATCAAACTATCAAAGACAGACGAATACTCAACCTCACCATCAATATCATTTCCGATCAGATTCGCATCAGCAATCATGAAGCCTAGCATACCGTTGACGATTGTGAACGGTGAAGACTTGTAATTTTTCACAATCATTCTACCGATACGAGAATCAGCAAGATCCCTGAACGCAGGACCATCGCCATAACCGTCACCGATACCTGTCGAAATATGATCGTACTCATGAATGAGAGTAGCAACAAGATCCGACACAGAAGCATTTTGCAAATGCTCATCTGAGATGAGAATCCTGGCTTTATCGGTATTCAAACCGACAACCATACCTTTAACGCAATCAGCGGCATCACCAAAAACGACACCAATATTGTCGGCATATTGATTCAGGTCCGGCTCAGCAAGTCTAGCAATAGACAAAGCCTCAGTCAGATTAGGATACTGGCTTAGATCATTAGAGATATCATACTGATGATCCTCACCAAGAGCAGCGAGATAGTTATCGACATTAGCTTTGCAAGCAAACTTGAAGATATTGTCTGAGGCCGCAACAACAGGTTTGAGACTTCTCATCTTCAGAGCATTGAAAACATTATCTCCAGTTGATGGGTCAACGATGATAGCATTCTTGCCATGAATCTGCTTAAAAATTGAATTCCAATCCGATGACCAACCCGATTCATTACCGGGGATATAAGTCAAAATATTTTCATGGAACTCAAAATAATCGTTAGCGCTAGTAAAGGCATTGATTACCTTCTTGACAAGATTCTCTGGAAGAGAAGCAAGAGAGTTAGCGATACGCATACACATCTCCCACTCCGACTTGATAGTTCTTTCCTCATTCAATGCGATAGCGTTCAACGAGTAGTCGAACAAAGACTTCTTATCATCGCTTACATACACAAGAACATCATGAGAATAAATCCTAAGATTGTCATCAATCTTAGCAAGAACTTCATTCCGTCCAGAAGCGCTAGAGTAAAGCCTCTCACGATTTGTTGAGAAATACTTGCCGATGTTATTGACAATATCCATCAATTGAGGTGCGGCAGAAATATAGATATTGAACTCATTCGCAACAGCACAACCTACCGAATCAACAACCTCAATATCCCAGAAGCCGCCGATCTCATTAGCCGCATCCATAGCATTAGCGATAGGCTCACGAATAATCTGGAAAGGATCAGTCCAAGAAAGTTCACCAGCACCAACAGTAAAAGACGAAGGCTTCAACTCATCGCCATAGTCATACCAAATGCAATCAATGCCGTCTTCATCACGAACGACATACTGCATATTGTAAAGACCACGATTATCGTTGCCCATGAACCACCACTCCCATCCATTACGCAAGGCAGCAATGGGAGCAAACTTGATACCGCTACCAAACTTGCCAATGGTATCAGGATTGTCACGCTTAGTTGAAAGGCCAAGCTTTTCCAGAGAAATTCTGGAGATAATCTGATCGTCATTGAAGACGTTTCTGATACGGATATACTTAGGCATTGTTACCCCTCTCATTGAGAATTGCAATAACTGCATCTTGCATCATAACACGCAACTCATACTGAGTTGCAGAACCAGTACGATCACTAACTCTACGAGCAACCTCGTCAACAATTGTTAGAACATCAGGACGAGTGTAAAGATTGACCAACTCAGTAGGAATTTCAGGAACCGCAGGAGGAGCAAATTCCTCAACAGTTTCATCTTCTTCAACTTCAGCATTGCCAATCAAACTAAACAGTTCAAGATCATCCTTCAAAAGGAACCTGATAGCCTCATTGACAGCAGAAGTGAAAAGATTGCCGGTACGACATCCATTGCCAGGAACATACGAATCCAGCAATGATTCAATTTCTGTCATAGTGGCATCAGAAAAGGCACCTGTAGCATAACCCTCAATCTCATACCAAATATCACCGTAATCAAGATTCGACTTCACATCATCAATGATGGAATCATAATCGATCTCAGACTTTACAATGTTAGCAATCTCATCGGTATCGATATCTTCAATCACATCATTCTTGATTTGATCGTAATCAATATCCGAAAGAACATCACTCTTGATCTGATCGTAGTCGATTTCATCAAGGACTTCATCAGTGATACGAGTGAAATCGTATTCCTGATTTAGAACATTGATTAGCTCTGTAAGATCAAAGCTTGCATTGAAATTAAATTCTGACATTGTTCTGCTTTCTTTCAGCTATAACGGAGAATTTCGACCATCTCTTCGGCATAACGCCAAAGAGAACTATCTTCTGACACAGTGACTTTAGCGTGATCAAACCAATCATTGAAATGGTACTCAACACGATAAACACACTCTTCATCATAGAATGCTTCAATCCAATCACCAGGACCACCAGTTGACAAAAGGATCTTCGCAACCATCATCTTTTCAAGATCCAAAGCAAATTCGCAATTCAAGAAGTCTGCCGGATCTGAAATCTCATCATGCTCTGTATTGTTATCAATAGCATCGTAAAGAGAATCAAGAAACTCTTCACGACCAGCAAGATGGTCATTGATTCTTTGGGAACAAGTTTGCTCAGACAATTCCATTCACCCTATCTTTCTCAGCGGCTGCATAGCCTTCATTGTATTGATCAACAACATTTACACCGGTAATTTCGATATAATAATCATTCACTTCACTACAAGGTGCCTCTGATTCAATATTCTGAACCCGATCAGCATACCCTCTAGCGAAGAAATACTTGATAACATAACTAGGTGTCTTCTTCGACATCTTCATCCTTTACTCTAACAGGGACTGTAGAGACAGTTATATTCAGTCGTTTACGAACTTCAGCAGGAGTTATAAACGATTCAAACATTAATTCATTATCATCACTCATCAATTCAAACCATCCAACGGATTATCCATAAGATAAGAACGATAGCTTTCTTTATCACCGATAAAAGAAACAGCAATACTAAGATGAGTTGCCATACTCATGATGACATCAGAAACCCTATCTACATCCAATTGATAGTTATTGCCAAACATAGTATTCAAACTTGTCATCATAAATCTAGCCCTCCCCTCATTTGATTCAAAATCAGACATAACTAGATTATTTGCGAACTGCTCAAATATATCTTTGAAGGATGAAAAGTCTCCATCAGGAACAGATTCAGCATTCGAAATGCTACCAACAATATCATCAAAATCGCTATGATCAAACATTAAAAACTTTCTGCTCAATGTATTTACTGACATAATCTTCATTTCTGACCCCTATCTGATTCCTAAGCCTAGAAATCTGTCTGAAAGTCATACCACCCCATACACCATGTGATTCACCACGGATAACAGCGTGAGTCAAACAAGATACTTTTACTGGACAATTAGTACAAAGCGATTTAGCTTTGAAAATTTTCTTTCGGTACTCAGCGTCATCCTCATCGGGATAAAACAAATCTATCATACCTTTGCATGATGCTTCCGCTGCCCAATCGTTATTATCACTCATCCCAATATGGCACCGCTGCGCTATTCGCTGTGATTTCTGGAAGAAAACTATTGATTAGATAGTGATTGTAAAGGTTTGCAAAATCATCATTAGCAGCCTCTCCAACTTTTAGAATCGAAGTGGCAATAAAGCACAGAGCAGTCAAAACCCCCATCGCCTCTTCAGAATCAATATCAAATTCAGGAGTATCTGTAGAGTAGTTCTTAACACACAATGAGATAGCTCTCAAAAGCAACAGAGATTCGTTTTCTTTATACTCACTTGATGTAATCACTTCTGATAGGCTTTTAAGAATAGTAACAAATGGAGTTGTATCAAGAACCCCATCAGGAATCCTAGTCCTAGACTCATTGTAAGACTTCATCATATCTTCTTCAAAATTGTTCATTTCAACCTCACTTGTTCACAATAGTATCAACATACTGTTCATCCATGCCATCCATGATGAAACTGTAATCATCAGAAGCAGGAATCAAATCCGAACAATCATCTCTAATCACTTCACCATCAGCAACCTGATGAACGCCGGCAAACCCCATACCATGCTCTTCATAAAACGTAGTAAAGATAAGGTTTGGAAACAAAAGCGAAACACGCTCAATTCCTACAGTAATAGGACTCCATGCAGTATCGTAAGAAATATAAACATTAGCATAAACTTGATTAGAGGAGTTTTCGTAATACAAACCACCACAAGTGGTGTCGCACATACCCACTTT